AGCTTCTTGCGGTTTAATTGGACGTTCTGATATAAATCGGTCTATAGACTGTTGAGTAGCACCACCATCTTTAATTTTGTTTCTTTGGTTTATCAACTCGTCAATTGCTTTCTCACGTAGACTATTTCCGTCTTTATCCATGAAGCGCTTATTACCGTCGTCATCAAAACCGTCCATATTCTCATACGCTGGAACAAAGAATCCACATCTAGTATTCTCTTGTCCGTCGTCCCATATGTTAGGAAAACTGAGAACATTGTATGCATCTGGTTTGTAGAACAAATCTTTCAGACCATCGAATTGTCCACCTTCAGTACCACCAGTACCAAACGCCACCATTGTACCGAAAGCCACACCATCGTCTGTTTCTACAGCAGGTTGTTCGATACGCCAAGCTGTAAGTAGGTTGGGGAACTTACCACCTTCCTCCCACAGTACTAATCTACCACGAGTACCACGAATACGTTCAGGATCGTTCTTCAAAGTAATACCTGTAATACTTGATAAATAACCCTGTTCAGTTTGCTTACCGAATTCGTCAGTTATCTTATAACCAGATACTCTTTCCATACGGGTAGATGTCAGACGTTGTTTAGACCACGCAGTGTGTTTGTCTACGAAGTCCATAATCTACCAAGCTTTAGTAAGAAGACCGTCACCAATCAAGAACTTCTGTTCTGATGCTACAGCAAAGTTCTTACTGCCTGGAATAAGTTCATAATTACGCACAAGCATTGAAGCGCCTTTAAAGCTAAATCCTTTTTGACGAGCTTTAAGTACTGCCATATGTTTACCTTCATCTTCGGCTTGTTCTATAGCGTTAAAGTAATAGTAATCGCCAGACCAGAAGTCTGGGAAGGCAAGTATACGTTCACGCCTTGTACGTTTATTGCCGTATTTATCAGTATACTCTACTTCTTCAATCTTCATAATAGGACTGTAGTTTAAGTAGAAGTAATGATAACCTGTTATAGCGTCTCCGTCCGGAGCTACATAACCGTTGAGACATCTATTTGTTTCCCGCTCCCAATATTGTATGTAATCGGTAGTTCCTCTGGGAGCTAATGTGTAACAGCCGTGTTCTTGAAAAAACAAAGCAGCTTGACGAAACTTATCGCTGTTAAATATTTTCTTATTGAAATCTACCATGATTATTAATTAGAACCCAATTTGTAAATATAGTCAATTCTATTCATCCAGCCTTTTAACCACTTCTTTTGTGAAGGGTTTGTTTTTACTATGGCGTTAAAATGAGCAGCTCTAGCATCGTATACTTTCTTTACAAGTTCGGTAGAATTTGCAGCATTTACAGCAGCAATTGTCTTTGGACCAACAATGCCGTCGGCTGTAAGATTAAGTAATTTCTGTACTCGTTTAATACCAATACCTTGGCCAGATGCCCAGACCCAATCTACGATCATGTTTGCTACTGCCTGATTGTTAATCAAGTCAGCCTTCCATTTAGACCAGTACATAGTGTGTACTATATCTCGCCACTCTTTGTATGTAATATTTTTAAGATCTGTAACACTAGGTACTCTCTTTCCTTTATACTTACAGTATGAACGGTATGTACCAATAGTAACACCAATCATAGTAGCACCGCCATTGTCGTTTGGATCATTTGCCCAACCGCTCTTCTTTGCACGAAGAAATGCATTCTCTATTGTTTCTCCAGCCTTCATTGTAATGCCGGCTTCCCAACGAAAAAGAATGGGAATAAACTTCTCTATATTTGCCATATTATCTAACTGTTTCGTATAGGCCTATAACACCGCCACCTTTGACTTTACCGGACTCAAGCTGTTCAGCTTTAGCTTGTTTCATAGCTATGTCAAGAGACTTTACTATTCCGCCTACATCTTTTAATATTCTCGTAACCTTTATAGCAGTGTCGATATCCATTAAGCCTTTAGAATAATCATTTAATGCAGCTATAAGTCCTTCTGCAGCTGTTTGCGATGCACTTAACAATCTAGTTCCAGGAGTTTCCTAAAACTCTAAGAATCGCTTAGCAAGCTCTTTTACTTCTTCAGAAGGTACATAATTCTCATCTTTAAAAACGTCCTTGGCTACCACAAGCGGACGTCTATCAGCAGGATAGGCTTCATATGGTGTATTCCACTTGTGTAACCAGACAACGTACTCAATTTCTTTTAACGCTTGAGATTTATCTTTAGCGTTGTTATAATGATCTTTGAAAGGTGGTATCGCCAGATCATCTGGGTTAAGCCTCACCTTATCACCTTGTATATCAAACATATTGTCTTACTATTTTTGAAAACATTTTATACATTTGTTGAGCATGGGGCAGATAACACCACCCCACATTCAACAAAATTAGCTTTTTAGTGTGAGCTTAACACATGTTTCATAAATTAATCATTATAAACTATATAGAATTGGTTCTAAATAGCCCTCATTTAAACAGTTGAGGACCTGTTACTCGGTAATGTCTATTATTAAGCGGACATTATACGCTTTTATTAATATCAATCACGGCTAATGCTGCTGCTTTGATCTCGTTCATATGTTAGTCATTTGGAAAATCAGTTGCAAATTGACTTAATGGACGTAATCTACTCGCTATGTACTCCCAGTTTGTTGCAGACTGATATTGAGTCAATAGACTATCTTTTACGTAAATAGGGTATGTCTTTCCGACGTAAGTTCCATTTATAGGATCCATATATGGATTCGTCCACTCTGCTCCAAACGTACGGATCGCACATAATTCTGGCACCGAATTTGATAAGATTTTTATCCATCTGATATTATTGCTCCCACTACCGAAAGCGTGGCCTATCTTAGTTACTGTCTCAGGTATAATTGCGTCCTCTAAGTTTGGGCAATTTGAGAATGGAGCATTATTGTATCCGTCGGTACCATCTCCAAGCTTTGAAATCGTCCCAAGATCTTTTATATGTACAACGGAAGCATTTCCCGTAAATGATTTATTTTCTATAGTTTCCAGACCTGGAATGTCAATAGTTTGTGGTAATGTTACGTTCCTAAACTCATCATTTATGTACTTCAACGAGGTCGGAAACTCATTGATTATCAAAGAACTACAATTGTAGAATGCATCACCTATTATGTATTCTGCCGAAGATATGTCAATATGCGTTAATTTGGTACATCCCCAAAATGCCATCTCCCCAAAATATGTAACGTTAGATGTATCTCCTACATCTTCTAAATTTGAGCAAAATTCAAAATTCCACCTTTCATAGCCATTAGAACCACTAATTTTAGTGATGTTTGATAAATCGATGCTTTTAAGGTTTGTACAACTATTAAATCTGTTATTTCTATTAATCTCTGTAATATTGGTAAACTTGGACAATTCATTAAACGTCTCGATGTCTGTATTATTTATAAATTTATCATTGAAGTGTTGTAACAGCTGAGCTTGTGTCTTTGTTATACCTGTTCCATCACCAAAGTTTGTAGCAAGAATATTCTGTACTGTTGGGTCTGCAATTCTCAGATACAACCCCTGCGTAGCATTGATGCTCAGTCCAGGAAACTTAGTAGTCAAAAAATCTACATCATCCTCATAGGCATTAGTAGTCTGTAGATTACCTGTCATATTACTGGAGGCATCACAGTCTTGTGCTTCCTCTGCTAACTTGTGTATGATGTTGCTATCTACAACCTCTACATTAGAGGTCTGTTCAATTTTAATATGTTCCATATTACGCCCTCCACTCAAAAAGAATATCACCTGTACTATAGTTCTTAACTCTCACATATGTACCAACTACACCTACACCTGAATTGTGACCATCGGCAGATCTAAATCGCATTTGTGTTATCGGTGCCGACAACCAGTTAAACTCTATAACTTGTTCTACTCCGCTATAGGGTGCAAATAAGAATACATAATTATTATTAACGTCATAGCCAATTAATCTCCATCCTTCAAAGTCTGTTTCTACGACAACGCTGTGTATTCCTGCTACATTAATAATTCCGCTTACGAAATTACTATTATTTCCATCTACTATGTTGTACGTATTACCATCTGTTGTTTTTCTGAAATACATATATCCCATATAGTTGTTCATGATTTTGCCGAACATATTAAAACTCTTATTGTTGGGGATATTTTTCAGTTCTAGAGATTCAAGATTGAGTCTTCCGTATACACTTGTATTCTCTACAGTAAGCACCGTTGGACTATCAATGGCAATTTCGCTAGGCGTGCCTAATGCTAGATTTGTTACCTTTGGAGTGCTAGGTAGTATCACATTAAGAGAAGTGCCAGTAGTATTCACCTGCCTGATATCCTCATTGTCTGTCAAATCGATATCATTTGACAAACCTGTACAATTCTGAATAGACAAAATTTGCAATCTGGGCATGTTACTAAAGTCTATTTGATTTATAGTAACACCAGCATTAGTAAATGTATCTGCTAATTGTGAACAACCGTCCATCACAAGACCTGTCAAATTAGTAAGATAGTACAAGATAGATTTATTTGTACTTACTGAGATACGTCCTATATTTGGATATGGACTGAGATCAAGTGTACCAGTCAACGCCATGAGTGTACTGCGATAGAACGCTTCTGTACCTTCTCCGTTTATACTTGTATAAAGTGTATTCAGAGCAAGATAGAGATAAGAACCATCTGCACGAATAATAGGACTAAGGTCATTCATTACAATAATCTTCTTAGTCAACGTTACTGTCTTACCGCCAAGATTTACTATCGCATAAAGTGTGTACGTATAAATAGCTTCATCAACACCAGGAATACCTGCAGACAATCTAATATCCATTCTGTTTGTACCACGCTTGTAATTAAGAATAGTAGAGTTATTTACCATCTTGTAGGTTGTTGGGTCTGTGGTGAGGTCTACCGGCACGTTTGTATTATCTGCCAGTCTGATGCCCCATGAGACTCCCTGTATACCTACTGCTCCAGCTGCTGCGGATGTGACTACTACTGCAAAGTTGTCGTTAACATTATTTGCATATAGTGTTACTCCATCAGAACTTACTCTAGCATTGCCGTCTGTGTTCTGGATAGCGAGGGTTGGATAGTCTGTAGGATCGATATGTACCACAATCTCAGCATTACCGAGAGAAGAGTGTACAAATATACTGTAAGCACTATTCTCACTATTTATAGCTTTAAGAAGTATCTGACGTGGATTCGTAGTATCTAGCGATACGCTACGTACCATATCTCCAGCGATAGTATCTACTGCCTGTCCATTATCAATAATACGTTCACGAATAGTCCAAACAACGTTCTGTATATCGTTGCTCAAATGGAATCGTGTAGCATTAAGAATAGCAGTATGTCCTTCTTTCAGATGTATCTCATTATTTGCATCTACAGTCACATCACCACTTACACTGATAATGGTTGTGTTCATATCGTAGTCGATAATCAGACCAGAAGAAGAGTAAGTAAAGATATCATCACCAAACAACTGAGTAAGCTGTGTCAACTGCTCAGAGGTGAGTGTTTCCTGACCACTAGCAAGCATCAAGTAACCCTTTAACTCCAGAGTACCAATCTTAGAGATAAGCAGAAGTTCTTCATACGTAAGCAGATTGGCACTACCAAGTGTAGTAGCATCCCACTTGATATCGTTCATACGAAGTACTTTGTCTCCTAAAGCCTCAGCAATCTGTGCATCTGTTGGATTAGCACCAAGTTCTGCAATAATACCGTTGATCCACGCCATCACTAAGTTCTTAGAACCAAGTGTATGTCCTGTGGTGCCGTTGAGTACCATCTCATGAATTCCTGTTGGAACCCATAGATTAGAGTTGTTGTTTACATTATATTTAGTAAACGTGGCGCTGCTACCACTTGTTGCAGCATGCCAGAACGTAAAGTTAGTCCACGAAGTATTGTTGAAGTTTAGTGAGTAGATTGTATCTGGCAGTTCAAGATTATCAAACTGATTACCCTGATAAGCACTCATGAAGTTTACAATACCACTACCCATAGCATACAAGTTCTTCACTTGTGAAAGATCACCTCTATTGTCTACTGTGTCTCTCAACATAGAGAATGTAGTATAGAAGTTACCGGTCTCAGAACCTTGTCCCAACTGACCGCGGATATTCAAAGTCTGTAAGTTAGTGAGTGCGTATACTTTGTTAGCACCTTCTCCTACAGTTGTTTCGATATTACCTGGGTCGGCAATGTTAACACTACCACTATATGTATTTGCGTCTACTGCTGTAACTGCACAACCAAGATTAAGTTCTTTGATTGGTGCACCGAGTACTTTGTCATACGAACCTCCAAGGCTTACACGTGCTAGAGTTGGAGCAATAACGCTCAAGTCAAGCTTTTCGATAAAGTTGGCACCGTATATATAAGTAGGTGTCTTAGCTTGGAATGTAACAGGACCTACATTAAACTGAGCAGGATTCTGTCTAGAAGCACTCTTAGTACCTAAGTTGTTGGTCTGGTTGACCATCATCTTGAAGTACGTAGTAGATGTAGGATGTATAGTTACATATTCTTCTGTATTCTCTGAACCTTGGTGACCTGCGAACAAGTCAATACGACTATCATTGAATGAACCAGAACCCCACTTTGCGTCATAGTAGTTCATAGAGGTAGACAACCACCAGTGTCTATGAAGCATACGTGCGCCCTGTAGCCAGTTCAGATACATCTGCGAACCACCACCACGAGTAATATACTTATAGTAACCAGACTTATTATAAAGTATCTCGCTCCACTTTTCAGCATAGTTTTCATCAAACATTTTTGTACAGTTCTCATAAGTAAGACCTGCAACAAATAATGCCTGAGATACTGCGGGTACTATTACGTTTGCCCAGTTAGAAGAACCTTCAAGGCTATCCCAAAGGAAGTTACTTGTACTAGCACTACGTCCAGAGATAGCATAACCTGTACCCAGACGTGTATTACGATCTACAGGAGGATTAAATGCAATACCACCATCGTTTCGGTTACCCATTGCAATATCCATATCCCAAGGCTCGTAATGGAAGTGTGTACCATCATATGTCTTGATCTGTACGTTACGCTCACCAGAGTCGACAAGTCCAAATCTTAACATAAATATATAGTAAGCAGCCATCTTGTAGAGGTCCAAGTGATCAGATGCAGTAGCGTCAAAAGCGGCTTGTGCACTATTGTATGTGCCTGCTGACCACCAATTTGTAGCTCTGTTGTAGTTGTTTCTACAGTCTGTCAACCACTTAACCCAATCGACAAAAGGCTTAGCTTTTGCTACAAACTTAGACGCGCTTCCGAACTTCTCTTCATCTGCTGTCTTAGGTTCTATATCATCTGGATCTGGGTAGATCATTTCGAAGTTCTCTTCCCACTTGTAGTGGCGTTCAATAACACTACGTGTTACAACACCAGTCTCAGGATCAGTAGTCTCTGTTACTTGTTCAGGTACATCTGCATCGAAAGCATAACCATCTTTCGTCCAACTCATGTAAGAAGTAAACGCGTCATTGATATCAAGAACCTCTATACGAAGAACATGTCCGTTATCCCATACTTTATTTACTGCTGTATCAGCCTTCTTATTTACTGTCTTTAAACAGAATGGGTCTACTGGATCTGCCTTATATATAGAACGTTCACCGTAGTTAAAGTCGCTCTTCTTATCATCCATAAAAACGTACTGACCAAGGTATGTCACCTCGCCTTCACCGTTCTTATAGAATACTACGCAAGGCACACTATCTGGAGCCACACGTATTGGTGTTGGGAAATCATTCTGTATATAGTCATGCCATACGTGTTCGAGACCATATTGGCTCTTCTCTGTAGAACCTACTGATGCTACCAATTGCGGTTCTGTACGAAGTAAGTACTTACCGTCGATCTGAGCATTGTACCATGTATCGTTGATCAATCGCTCAAGTCCGCCATTGTGTACACCAGAAGAGTCAGCGTAGTTAGCTTGTAATACAAACTTATTTGCTGGGATAGAATCATCCTTCATCTTGTAACGGTTCTTAGCCAAACCTAAGTCTGACTGTCCTTCACAAGTAAAGATGGGCACATCGTTCTCATTGCTAGGATTGAACTTCTTATTGAGCCAGAACTTCATAGAAGTAATAGGATACGAAAGCGTAGATTGTCCGTGCTTTCTTATCATAGAATCAACAACTGTAAAATTCTTTGTCGAGTCGTAAGGACAAGTTCTTGTAATCTTAGCATTGGTAGTAGACTGATCTTTATCAGCAGCACCGCTCAGTAGATTGTCCAAATCACCTTCAATGAGGAATGTATCAAGTTTTGCACAACAAGCATCATAACTGATGACACCGTTGAGCATCACATTGTTGTTTGCAAGAATGGTAGCTTTATCTTCGCTATCGTATATATAATGATTATATGCATCAGTATAGCTGATAGCGTAGTCCCATACTCTAAGATTATAGAACTTAATACCGCTTGCAGCGCCGCCTATCTTGATTAATGCGTCAGAGTTAATACCGAATGAAGCACCTCCTTGTGAAGCACGCTCTAAGATACCGTTTGTTACAATGTAGATAAGACTGTTGTCTACTGTATTGCTTGAAGGATTCAAGATAAAGGCTAACTTGACACGTTCATTGTTCTTGAAGTTAGTCTTGATTACCATGTTATCAGAGTTGTCATAAAGAGTAGCACTATTAGGAGTAACCTCAATACGTGCTGCATTCTCCTTACCAATCATCATAATAACATCGCTATCGTCATTTACACGCTCCGATTCAAACTCAAATTCAATAGTACGTCCGTTGTCCTGTATAGTATATGTTGACTCGTCAAACACATTATAATCTACAGTAGCGTATTCAGTTGTACCGCTTATACGAAGTGCATGGTCGTTCCAACCAGAAGTGGAATTATATTTGATACCACTAGCGAGAGTTACAGTTGCACTAGTCCCCGAAGTAGACCATTGATCTTTGTCTTCCGTATTGTTGTTCTTATTGTAAGCTGTAAGCTCTAACGCCATTCCGTTAGGTTTTATTACCTGCGAACTACCGCTTGCTATAACCATCGGGATACTCAAAAGCAATTCCTGACCGTGATAAGCTTTAAGGAATATTTCGTTCTCGCCACTATATATACTAGGTACAAAAGTAAGGTCTGCTGGTTTAATACCAGTCTCACCTCTTAAGCTTGCAATTGTCTCTTCAGTACCATTGTTAGATAATTTCCAATCAATTGTTACAGCTGTATCATAACTGATAGAGTCTGTGTAATATCCCCAAGGTACTGTAATAGGCATGTATTGCGTACCATAGATAGTCAAAGAGCCAAGAGGATATGCGCTCAGTTGAGCATTAGAGTAGTTCATACCAACATTGATAAACTTGTTGGCAAGTACCTGCTCTGCTTTAATTTCAAATGTGTAGAACAGAAGATTACTGCGGAATGTAATATTGCTGTATGTAGTCTCAGCCCATATTTGCATAGTATGCTGTACGTTCTCTTGTACCGTACTACCTCTATATGGTCTGATACCAGTTTCAGGATCTTCTGCGTTGCTAATACTCAGATAAGCCACACCAGTAACGCCTGCATTTACCGTGTATGGCAAACCTGCGCTCTGTCCGTTAATGCTGGCCAACTGGCCATCAATAGATACATAAATGTTAGCACTCTGAGTAGTTATATTTCTATTGAGAGTTACTGGCACAACAAAACTATCGCCAACTTCTACTCTATTGTAGTATTGGAATGTTGAAGTAATGTTGAAATCAAGTATAGTGATAAACAGTCGTACACTCTTCTTAGCACCTGTATTCTGAGCAGCAAAGAGAATATCGATTTGGTTTACACCACTCTCCAAATAATTATAAAGGTTGAGAGGATTGTTTGTATTTAGACGATCACCATAGTTCTTACTTTCGGCTATCTGATGTGTCTTACCACTAGGACAAGTAATAACGTATGTTACTATAAGGTTATCTACTTCGCTTCTATCTCCCAACTTTACGTCCCACGTATAAGACATCTTAACTGCATCCTGGTCGCTATCCCCAGATGTAACGTATCTAGGCGCTGTAAGGAAGGCGTCGTTAATATCAATTGTATAATCAGACGGCTTGGTCATCGAATAAAGAACGAGAGCCTGATATTCTTCATTATTATCTTCATAGCGATGCGTCAACCACTGTTGCTTTGCTTCATCTGAAGAGAAGAAGTATATCTTATTGTCGTTTATGTCTTCGTATGTAATAAATGGTTTCTTTAAGTGCGATTGAATAAGCTCTCGTATAGAGCCACCACTCGCCTCCATATCCTCACCGCTAAGACTAACACCAGTTAATTCGTTGCGACTGGTATGCCAATTGACAAATTCGTTTATTTTATCTGTATATAAATTCATATCAATCTGTCTATGCGTATTCGTCCATCCAAGGCGTATCGTCTGTCCACGGCATATCGTCAATCCAATAGCCGTTAAAGAAACAAGACAACGTCTGTTCTGGTGTGTCAGGTATAGTTCTTTCCGGCCATACCAACTAGCCGTTAATATAGACGGAAATCATAGGTCTACCGAGGTATCCGATAGACCTAATATCGTTTCCGTTAATTTTTATCATGATTGTGATGGTGTTGACCAGGGTCCTTCGTTATTTGTCTTCATCCATTCTACGATGTTTGTAAGATCAGCAAGTGTACAAGATCTATTTGATCCATACTTTGCCAGCTTCACACCCCAACAAAGATTGTTTGTTTTGTTCTTTACTACAAATGCTGCAGTACCGCCTGAAGAAACACTTGTAAAAATAGATGGCAGAGGAACTGTTGATAATTTTGCTGCGAGTTCTGATTCTGTGAAACTGTCGCCAACAACAAACGCATCGTTCATGACATTGGGGAATTGCATGTTTGCATAAGTTCCACCCCAGTTTTCAGCACCACTTGGTAGATCACCACTAGTTACCATAGAAGAAGCCGTCTGAGACATACTTACAATATAAATAG